TTTGGCGCAAGATGAACGAAGAGCTATGGAGCCAGGAAGATTTGGCGAAACGTGCTGGCGTAACGTCGTCAGCTATGCGTAAATGGCGGCGAGGTGAGCGTAACCCGCGCATATCTGAGCTGCAGGCGGTTATTAACGCGATGGGCTATGATCTAGTGATTAGGGAGAAGGTAGATGCGTAAGCTGATTATCGTGCTAACCATGCTGACGACGCCGGCAATGGCTGAGACGATGTATTTCTACGGCGACAACGGCCAGGACATTGGCATGGCTCAGTCGGCTGGCTCATCGGCGTTCTACTACGACAGGGACGGTAACAACGTCGGCACGTCTCTTAAGGCCGGCAACACGACGTATTTCTACGGAAATAACGGCGAGATGTTCAGCGCTCAGTCTGTTGGCCCGAGGCAATAGTTGTCCACAGCCTAGACGCAGTTAATAGCAGTGGCCGGGCAAATCAGGCATAAATGGTAACGCGCGATTTGCGCGAACATGGTTCGATGGCTCCAATCATGTAACCCGCTAGCAGAAATGCCGGCGGGTTTTTCTTTTGAGCGGCGCGTTGAAGCGTCTCATTACGGTGAGCGTGGCCTCGTCAGTGATGCTTGGCTAACGTCGCTCAAAACATCCCGTTACTAAAGCGTACTGGACGGTACTGGAACAGTTTGAGCTTGGTGCCAGCCCATTTAGTCACCTGAAGACATAGGGCCGGGCGGTTAAACGGGAGCATGTGCTACGGCCAGCTCAATTCAGCCAACAACCCACAAGGATTGGCGCGAGTGCAGGTAGTGACTGCTGATCAGGATCATTCAGCCCAGAGAGCCGTAAAGGCCGGGAAAGCTAAGAAGCCGGTAAGCGGCAAGGCTAGCAAAACCGCACACTCAGCCAAGAGCGCACAGAAGCCAGTTAAAGGGCCGTGGGTAGACGAACACGGCAACAGACATCCTAACCGCAAAAGGCCATCTATCTACGATCCTGGGATACTACAGGCCGTATGTGATGGGTTGGTTGAAGGATGGTCAATCAAGCAAGTCTGTAAGCCTGACGATATGCCGAGATGGCAAGAAGTCTATCTGGCGATGCAGAAAGACGAAGAGCTGCGGTCTGCAATCGCGGGCGCGCGCGAGGCGCAGCAAGAGGTTACAGCCGACGACATCGTTGAGATGGCTGATCTAGCGACGCCAGAGGATCACAACGTCGTCAAGCTGCGTATCTGGGCGCGTCAATGGCGTGCCGCTAAGCTGGCTCCCAAGAAGTATGGTGAGAAGCAAAGCGTTGAAGTTACAGCAGATATAGGTGCGACAGCAGCGCGTGTTCTGATGGACTTAACGCAACAGGCACGTGACGCTAAAGCCATTGAACACAACGTGATTGATGTGACCCCTACCTTAATAGGGGAGCGCTCATCTAAAGATAACAACGAGATAGAATAGGGCTACCCAAGGATAGCGCGGGGACGCCAGGGAAACCGGGCCGCTCAGCCCCCCTACCGGGCGACCACCGGCGGGGGCGACTATTATAGGGACACCCCCGCTACCTGTAAAAAAATTAGAAAAATAAAATGGGCATCACCTACATCGACATCGAGCCAAAGCCGAAGCAGCGTGTTCGTACTCGCAGCGTAACGGCTCCGTTAGATAGTCGTATCGCGAATTATCGTGACAATTATCGTGACAGCGACCCGAATTATCGTGACACGCCGAAGCGTGGCCGACCACCCACTGGCAAGGCGATGACTGCAGCTGAGCGTCAGCGCCGTTGCCGTGAGCGGAAACGTCTGAGCGGCGTTTAGCGGATGCCGCCGTTACGGTAGCCCTGATAGGCTCCATTGCCGCCGTAGTAGTAGGTGTTGTTTCCGGTAGTTTGAGAGTTGCCCTGATACGAGCCGTTACCGCCGTAGTAATACGTCTGGTTGCCAATACGGTTTGAGCTTCCTTGGTACGATCCGTCTGCGCCGTAATAATACTGTGTCTGGGCGCTGGCTGCTGATGCGGTGAGCATGGCGACGACTAGGATTGCGTATCTCATGGTTTGGCTCCGTTTATCGTTTCAACGAATGACGGCAGGCTAATCGGAACGGCAAAAATCGCTTAGTGCGGAGATATACCTAGCCCGCCGAGCGTAATGCTTTGAAAAAAATAAAAATAAAAATCCGGTTTTGCGTTTTCCGCAAACTGGTGGCGGAATTGTGTTTAGAGGCTCTTATGGCTGACTTTGTATCGGCGTCTATGACGCACCAGTATGTCCGGCAGCTTGAGCATCGAGTTGAGGCGCTAGAACGACTGGTGAGCGCTCTTGAGCGTCGTTCGGTTGAGGTGGCGTCGGAACTAATTCAGCCCGCCAAGCCTAAGACTGACCGCAAAGAGTATATGCGGAATTTCATGGCTGAGAAGCGCCGTCGTGAGCGTGAGGCGTCTGCGAACTGATGTCGGATATTTCGACTATCTACGCCGAGTTTGTTCAGGCGTATCGCGATGAGCCGGTTTTGTTTGTTGAAAAGGTTCTGAAGGCCGAGCCGCTTCCCTGGCAAAGAGAGTTTCTAACCCTCGTCGCCAAGGGTGAGCGTCGTATCTCGGTGAGAGCTGGTCACGGCGTCGGAAAATCCACGGCGTGTTCCTGGCTGCTGTTATGGCACCTATTGACCCGTATGCCCCAGAAGGCTGTTTGTACGGCTCCGACTGCGGCACAGTTGTTTGATGCGTTGTTCTCTGAGGTTCGTCACTGGGCAAATCGCCTGCCGGAGCCGTTGAGAGAAACCATTGAAATATTCACTGACCGGGTTGTTCAGAAAGGCGCTCCTGAGAGCAGCTTTATTTCTGCTCGAACTAGCTCTGCTGAGCGGCCAGAAGCACTGGCGGGTATCCACTCTGAAAATGTCTTGCTTATCTGCGATGAGGCAAGCGCCATTCCAGAGGCAGTCTTTGAAAGCGCCGCCGGCTCCATGTCGGGCCACTCGGCGACGACCGTTTTAATCGGGAACCCGACACGAAACACTGGCTTATTTTTTAAGACGCATCATCAGTTAAAGTCTGACTGGCGAACGATGCACGTCAGTTGCATGGAAAACCGGCTCGTTAGTCAGGACTTCGTTGAGCAGATTAAAAACACCTATGGCGAGAACTCGAATGCCTTTCGTGTTCGCGTTCTTGGTGAGTTCGCTTTACGTGATGACGATAGCCTTATTGCAGCTGACCTTGTGGACGCTGCAATGTCGCGAGATGTTGCGCTCGACCCGCAAGCGGATTTGATATTCGGCTGCGATATTGCCCGATATGGGGCTGATAGGTCTGTCATCTGCAAGCGGCGCGGAAACGTCGTTATTGAAATGCGCCATTGGTCTGGTGAAGACTTAATGGGAACGGTGGGGCGAATTGTCCATGAAGCTAAGATGGACAACCCCGTTGAGATTTGTGTCGATAGCATCGGCCTTGGTGGCGGTGTTGCCGATCGTTTGCGCGAACTGGGTTATAATGTTCGCGATGTCAACGTCTCCGAGAGCAATGCGCTCAATCAGTCGGCGTATCGACTGAGAGATGAACTTTGGATAGCTGCCAAGGACTGGCTAGAGAGCCGGGCTGTTAGGCTGCCAAAGGATGATGATTTACGCGCTGAGCTGATCGCGCCGACCTACGCCTTTTCGAGTAGCGGAAAGATCAAGGTCGAAAGCAAATCTGAATTGAAGAAACGCGGCATGAGGTCGCCTGACTTGGCCGATGCGTTGTGTCTCACATTCGCAGGGCAGGGCGCGATGGTTGGCGGCAGGGCGGTCAAATGGCTCCCCGGCAAGCCTCTCCAGAGACGCGTTTCTATTTGCTAGGAAAGAACTGAATGGCACGTCGTCGTCGCCGCCGTTCGTCTCCATCTCCGATGGATGCGGGCCAGGCCGCATATCTTGAGACAGCTCCAGCGGATGAGGATGCCGTTGAGGACGCTGGCGTAGAGGATGATGCTGACGAGGAAGGTGCGACTTCTTACGGCCCTGGCGACGATGACATGCGCCAGAAGCTCAACCCGCTTGATGAGACTGAGTTTCAGAACCGCGTCGGCATCGCTGTTCAGGCTGCTGAGACGTATATTGACACGCTGATCACGCCGGTTCGCGTTCAGGCAGCTGAGTATTACCGTGGCGCGCCGTTCGGCGACGAAGAGCAGGGCCGTTCTCAGGTTGTATTGTCTGAGGTGCGTGACACCATTCAGGCGATTATGCCGAGCCTGATGCGTATATTTACATCTGGTCAGCGCATTGTTGAGTATATGCCCCGGACTGCTGAAGATGTCCCGGTCGCTGATCAGGCTTCGGATGCGGTGAATTTCATCTTTAACGAGATGAACCCCGGTTTTAACATTCTTTATTCCGCTTTTAAGGACGCGCTGCTGAAAAAGGTCGGCGTCGTGACCTGGTGGGCGGAAACTGAGGATCGCGTCGTAGAAAGGCACTTTTCGGGCCTTTCGAATGACGAACTGCTGCTGATGATGCAGCAAAACCCGAATGCTCAACTGGTCTATGTCAATCCAGAGCCTGTGATTGACCCGATGCAGCCGACTTTTGCGGTATGCGTCCGGCTTGTGGATCAAGAGCGCAAATACCGTGTCCGCGCGCTACCACCCGAATGCTTCATCTGTGACAGAAGAGCGAGGGACACGGATAAATTCTTTGATCTAGTCGGCTATCGTGACCTCGTGACCGTCTCTGAGCTAATCGAGATGGGATACAACGAGGAAGACATCCTAGAGCATGGTTCTCCTGGTGAGGACAATCTCTGGATTGCTCAGATGGAAGACTACGAGCGCAACCGGGGAACGTATTTCCCGACCGACAACGACGATCCGACGATGCGTCGAGTGAAGTATATGAAAATCTTCATGCGGATCGACAAGGACGGTGACGGCGTCGCGGAATTGCGCTGCATCGAGTGCATTGGCCGCGATTGCTTCGTCCTGAAGGATGAAATCGTCGATCATGTCCCGTTTGCGGTGTTCTGCCCCGACCCAGAACCCCATGCGATGTTTGGACACTCCATCGCCGACGTGACGATGGATTTACAGCGCATCAAGTCTCATGTGATGCGAGCGACCCTTGATAGTTTGGCTCAGTCCATCTTCCCCCGCACGGCGGTGGTTGAGGGACAGGCCAATATGGACGATGTCCTGAACAAAGAGGTCGGGGCAATCATCCGTATGCGTCAGGTTGGCGCGGTGCAAGACTTGTCTACGCCGTTCGTCGGCCAGTCGGCGATGCCGATTATTGACTACATTGATCAGATTAAAGCTCAGCGCACAGGAGTAACCCCGACGAGCCAAGGTCTGGATGCTGAAATGCTCCAGTCCACGACCCGCGCGGCGGTTACGGCGCAGATTTCGGCCTCTCAAGAGCGTATTGAGCTAATCGCTCGCACCTTTGCTGAGAACGGCATGAAGCAGCTGTTTTCCGGCTTGCTGAAGCTGATCACCCGCCATCAGGATAAGCCCCTACTTATCCGCCTGCGTGGTGAATGGGTGCCGGTCGATCCGACCACCTGGGATGCGAACATGGATTGTTCCGTTTCCGTGGCCCTTGGCCGTGGCGACGACGCCCAGCAGATGGCGTTCCTGACAACGGTTGCACAAAAGCAGGAACAAATCCTGCAGATGATGGGTTTGGACAACCCGCTGGTTAAACTTAGCCAGTATCAGCAGACGCTGAGCCAGTTTGTTCGCAAAGCGGGATACAAAAACCCGGATGCGTTCTTTTCTCCGATTAGCCCGCAGCAGGAAATGCAGCTTGCTATGGCTCAAGCGGCAGCGAAGGCGCAGCAGAAAGACCCCAACCAGCTTCTCGCCGAGGTTGAGCTTGCTAAGGCGCAAGCGGATACGTTCGCCAAGCTACAGGGTCAGGCGATTGAACGCGCCAAGCTCCAGTTGGACGCTGACCTTCAGCGCGACGAGATGGAAAGCAACATCGTTCTGAAGGCTGCCGAGATTGCAGCCAAGAGCGGCGTTCAGGTTGACTGGGCAGCCATCATTGAGATGACCCGTCGCCCGCGACCTGACATCCAGCAGTTGGCTCAGACGCTCATTGATAATGAGAAAATGGCCTCTGCTCAGGTGCTGTCACAGATTGGCATTCAGTCTCAGCAGCAGCCCCAGCCTAATGCTCCGCCTCCGATGATGGCGCAGTAATGGAACTCGACGCTGAACAAATCGGTCGTCAGGCCCAGCACATTTTAACATCCCAGGCGTTCCAGATTGCGATGTCGCAGCTGGAAGACGACACAATTGAAGCCTGGGCAAACGGACAACTGAGGACGCCCGCAGAGCGTGAGGAAGCATACAACCTCGTTCGCGGCGCACGAATGTTCAAGGTGAGGCTCACATCCCTCATTGAGAACATGAAGGTCAGCAAGGCACAAGCGGAGAGGCGTGAACAACTCGCGCGCTCTACCCGCACGCTGGATAGCTGACGCAACCCAGGAAAATATATGTCTGAAGAAACTCAGACGGCTCCAGCAACCGAAAGGACTGGAACCGTAGAGGAAGCTGCGTCGCGTATTGAGGCCCTTCTTTCCGGCAAAAAGCCGACAAGAAAGCAAGAAGCCCCGCCACAAGAGGCAGCATCAGAAACGTCGGAAGATAGCGATAATATCGCTCTTGCTGAAGACGTTGCCCCCGAGAACGATGCCGATGAGACGGCGTCAGAGGCCGAAGAGGCTGAAGACGAGCCGGCAGAGAACTCACCCGATAGTAACGAAGATGAAGCTGAAAGTAGCTCAGACGAAGAGCCGACAATCACCGTCGAACTTGATGGCAAGAATGTCGCGCTGACTAAGAAAGAGATACAGGAAGGCTATCTCCGGCTATCTGATTACACGCGTAAAACTCAGGCTCTTGCCGCTGACAAGAAGCAATTCGCGTTTGAACTGGAAACTGCCAAACAGCAGAGTGAGGTCTACGCTCAGCTCCTGCCCGCGCTTGTTCAGCGTATGCAGGCGATGATGCCGCAGCCGCCGGATCGTGCGCTTATTCATTCTAACCCGTCAGCGTATCTTGAACAGAAAGAAGCCTACGAAGAGGCCCTGGGCGATTTGCAGGCCGCTCAATCCGAGCAGCAGCGCTTGCAGAGCGAAGAAACGGAAAAGCGTTCGCGTAGTCTCCAAGCCTATGTGGCAGAGAATGCGTCGAAACTTACCGAGCTTATCCCAGAGTGGAAGGATCAGAAGGCTTACGAACGCGACAAGCCCAAGGTTCGAGACTATCTGCGGTCTGTTGGTTTTTCTGATGGAGAAATTGATCAGGCTTACGATGCTCGCCTTGTTAAGCTGGCTGCGGACGGTATGCGCTGGCGTGATTTGCGTAACAGCAAGCCGCGCCCTGTCGCGCCGTCAACCGACAAGCCTCTCCGGCCAATGCCCCCGCCGGCACAACCTGTAGCAAGAAAATCAAGAGAGAGCATGGACGCGAGGAAACGTCTCGCTTCATCAGGCCGCGTGGAAGACGCCGCGCTGGCTATCAAAGCACTCCTATGAATGGACTGAAAAATGGCTACGGTTACTCGTTACGACTACTCTTCGTCGATCCGCGAAGATCTTGAGGATTGATTTAGTCCTCGTAAAACTGGGTGAATTGCAGGAAACCCTAACCGGGAAAGCCGAAGGCAATCTGCAGCCAAGCCGAATGATTTAACAGGCAATCGGAAGGTTCAACGACTAGGCGGTGACGAAAGAATAACCCGCCCACGAGCGCCCAGCCCGCCACATGGCGGTGATGAAATAGTCTGAGCAATCTGGAAACAGGTTGAAGCACCGGATAAAGAGCCGGTGCGGTAACAAACTGATCATCTATAACATCTCGCCGACCAAGACGGCGTTTATGAACAATGTTGGTCGCACGACTGCGGACAACACCTATCATGAGTAAATAACTGCTTGCTCATGTAAAATCTGGCTATATGCTGGAAACTCCTTAGAGCTTCATGCCCCGCAGAGGAAAAGTCATGAAGATTGGACAATCAGCAGGAAAGAGTTACGCATATCTTCTCGGTGTGTTTCTAGGCGACGGGTGTGTGACTGCCCATCAAGGGTATCCAACATTCCGCTTAAACACCATTGACGAGGATTTTGCTGAAGCTACGAAATCGGCGCTATCGGAATTTACCGACCGGCCAATTTCAATTCATAAACACGCTGTTAGTAAGAGTAGCAAGCCAAACTATTCGCTTAGATGCGGTGATCCTGAGATTGCCAAGCATCTGGTTGAGGTGACTGACGGGAAGAAAAAAATCCCCGACGCTGCCAAAAACTGGAGACGGCAAGATAAACTCTGGTTTATCTCCGGTCTGATGGATAGTGAAGGTTTTGTAGCTGCGAACCGAAACACGACCAACAGACGCTTTTACATGGGTTTCAAATCCTGTGACGTCTGGGTTCCAGAGTTTGTAAAAATTCTGGAAAGCGTCGGTATCATGGTTGGCAAGGTATCTCAGGAAGAGCCTCGCAAGCCCGGATACAAAACGCCGACTAGGTTCACCATTAAGATGCAATCTTGGGTGGACAGCGGGGCGCGGTTCAACATTAGCCGCAAACAGCAACGTGTGGATGAATGGGCTTCAGCAGGGGCATATGAGCATCGCGCTCTACACCCCCGTAGGCTATCCCCAACGACTAATATGCCAGACACCCAAATGGGTGAAGATAGAGCCTGACCTTACGGGAAACCGTAAGAGGAACCGAAGTGAAGTAGGTTCCCGCCGCTGTGAAGCGGTCAGTAGGCCATAGGATGGGCCGAAAGTAACAGTTTGGGCAGACCGACATCCTTGCTGACGCCAACGGCTCGAACGCCGCTGTCGAAGGCGCGGACGCTACGGATACCGCCTTTGTGGCCCCGTCGCGTTGCGGCAACTACACCCAGATTTCGACGAAGACGCTCAACGTCTCCGGCACGTCTGGCGCGGTTGACGCGGCTGGCATGAAGACGATTGAGGCTTACCTCATCGCCAAGCACGGCAAAGAGCTGAAGCGCGACATGGAGACGATCCTCCTGTCGAACCAAGCTGCGGTTGCTGGCGACGCATCGACGGCTCGCAAGCTGGCCGGCTTCCCGACGTGGATCAAGACGACTGCTCAGACGCCTGCCGGCAACGGCATCGTCGTCGGCACCGTCACTGGCCCGGCGTATTCGGGCGGCGCTTCCACCGTCTCCGGCACCCCGACGACGGCTTGGACGCTGACGAGCGGCTCGGCTGCTTTCACGGAAACAAACCTGAAAGACGCCATCCGCAACATGTACCAGAAGGGCGGCGAGCCTAAGATGATGATGGTTTCGCCGGTCAACAAAGCTCGCGTTTCGGGCTTTGCAGGTCTGTCGCAGACGCGCGTTAATACTGAGGTCAAGAACGGCAACGCCACGATTGTTGGCGCAGCTGACGTGTATCTGTCGGATTTCGGCTCGCTCGATATCGTCCCGTCGCTGTTCTGCAACGGTGCGTTCGCGTATTTCGTCGATCCTGACTACGCCAAGGTCGCCTATCTGCGCCCGTTCCAGCGCACGGAACTGGCCCGCACGGGTGACGCGAAGCGTTCGCAGCTGCTCGCGGAATACACCCTGGTCGTGAATAGCCCCTACGCTCACGCGGTCGTGGCTAACATCACGAACAGCTAAGTGATCTAATTTACCTGGTTCCAGGTATAAATAATCAACCTGAGAGGGGTCGGTTCGCCGGCCCCTTTTTTTATGAGCGACTGAATGTCTGAGAATTACCGTAAGATCGATGATCCGAATTTTGATTACGATCCCGCAAACGGCGTCAGGCAGCGCCTCGTCATTGAACAGGATGGCGGCATCCACCTCGAAAGCACTCAAGAGGTCGATCACATCCTAAAGGCGGCGCACGAAAGCCGCATGAACCATTCTAAGAACGAAAAGCTCGGCGACGACGTCAAAGTGGCCTCAATCCCGATGCTCATCCACGCCGATCTCGTCGCCAAAGGCATCTGGCAGGACAAAAAGCGCCTGTTCCAATGGCTGATGAATGAAGGCCGACCGTTTCTCACCAGGGATATTCGCCTGTGACGACCTTCGCGAACCCGACATTCACTGCTGATTTCCAGGGTCTCTGCAATAAGCTCGCAGACACCATGAACCGGCAGGATCTGACGTCGGTGATCCCTGATTTTGTGTCTCTCGCGACGACCAGGATCCAGAGGGATATGTCGCGGGTAAAGCACCCGATGATGATCAAGCGCGCCCAGGCGTCGGTCATCGACAACTATGTCCCGCTGCCGATCGATTTCATCTCGGCCTACCAGCTCGCCGAGCAGGATACGAATAATTTCATCGCTTACATCACGCCTGATCAGTCGATGACGGTTCAGTCGCAGGGCTGGAACCCGTCGCAGTCGCCGGTGCCTATCCTGCCTCCGTATTATCTGCCGACCGGCAACGCGCTTTACTACACGATCATCGGAAATCGGATCCGCCTAGTGCCGGCACCAGGGCAGGCGGCGCCTGATCTTCTCGACCTTTGGTATTACGCCAAGCTCGACCCGCTGAATAACACGACGACGACCAACTGGGTTTTGTCTCGTTATCCCGATCTCTACCTCTACGGCGCGCTTGTTCACACGGCCCCTTACCTCAAGGACGATCAGCGCATCGCAGTCTGGGACGGCATGTATCAGACCATCCTGCGCGACATTGAGGTCGAGGCCGATCGCGCAAATCGCCCGCAATCAAAACTGGTCGCGGCTCACCGCAGCTTCTGAGGAAAACATTATGCCTGCAACTCAGCTTTCTTCCCTGACGCCTGACACCGCTGCTGCGGTCACGACGTCGGATACCGGCCCGAATGTGTTCACGCGTCTTTATGTCGGCGGCGCCGGCGATGTCGCACTCGTTACCGAGGCTGGCAACACGGTGACGTTCAAAGCCGTCCCGGTCGGCACTCAGCTTGATGTTCGCACCAAACAGGTTCTCGCGACCGGAACGACGGCGACCTACATCGTCGGCATGCTCTAAGGATCATAGAAATGGCTGTTACCTATTCCGCCACGCTTAAAACTAACCGTATGCAGCTAGTCGCCGATTTGATTGGCGGCAAGGTTGCTGCGGCTTCTACTGGCACGTCCTCTGCTGGCTCAATCGTTGTCGGCACGTCGTCTCTTTCTGGCGCTACCGGCGTCCTTGTGACGTTCACGCTGAGCGCGACGCCTGGCACTGTCGCTGGTTCGGTTTTCACTATTTCCGGCACCCCGATTACCGCGACCGCTACCGGCACCGGCACGGCTGCTCTGGCTGAAATCCGCGACAACGCCGGCAACGTGATTGTTTCCGGCCTGACTGTCGGCACTAGCGCGACTGACATCATCATCAACGCGACGGTGATTTCGACGGGCCAGACGGTCACGCTTTCGAGCGGCACCATTACGCACGGCTAATAGAACGGGTTATCCATCATGGCGAAACTGTATAACCGTGCAAAGATGTCCACGGCCACGACCGGCACGGGAACCATCACGCTCGGCTCGGCTGTCACCGGCTATCAGTCCTTCTCGGCTGCTGGTGTTCAGAACGGTGACACCGTCAGTTATGTCATTGAGGATGGCACGGCCTGGGAATATGGCACTGGCTCCTACACCTCGTCTGGCACGACGCTGAGCCGCACCCTCGGGCAGTCGTCTACGGGTTCGCTGATTAGCCTGTCTGGTTCTGCCGTTGTCTATATCTCGGCGCTAGCTGCTGATGTTTGGACGGCAAACTACACGACCTCCGGCAGCGGCACGGTTCTGGCGCTCACGAACTCCCCGGTTCTGACGACGCCTAATCTCGGCACGCCGTCAGCGGCTACGCTGACGAATGCTACTGGCCTCCCTCTCAGCACCGGCGTCACCGGCACTCTACCGGTCGGCAATGGCGGCACTGGCGCGACGACGCTGACGGGTATCGTCAAGGGCAACGGAACATCAGCGTTCACTGCCGCGACGGCTGGCACGGACTATCTAGCGCCGCCTTCTGGCACGTCGATCCTGAAAGCGAACTCCGGCGGTGCGCTGGCGAACGCTGCGGCGGGAACCGATTACGTTGCCCCCGGCGGCGCGCTCGGAACGCCGTCTAGTGGAACCTTAACAAACGCAACGGGTCTACCGCTTTCCACTGGTGTTACGGGAACCCTCGCTGTCATTAATGGTGGCACAGGTGTAACGACCTCTACCGGCTCCGGCAGTAACGTCCTATCAACAAGCCCGACGCTTGTTACGCCGGTTCTCGGAACTCCCACAAGCGGCACCCTGACGAACTGCACCGGCCTTCCTGTCTCTACCGGCGTTTCGGGCCTTGGAACGGGCGTGGCGACGGCTCTTGCGGTTGCTGTGGGTTCAGCGGGCGCTCCTGTCGTCAACGGCGGTGCGCTTGGCACTCCTTCGTCGGGAACGTTGACCAATGCGACCGGCTTGCCGTTTAGCACTGGCGTCTCCGGCCTCGGAACAGGCGTGGCGACTGCTGCATCAAATGCTGTAAATGCTACTAGCGGGTTTATCACCTATGCTACATATGCGCCCGCCTCCGGTAAAACCTTAACTGTAAGCAATTCAATTACGCTTGCTGGCACTGACAGCACGACGATGACCTTTCCGCCGGCGTCGGCCAGCATTGGTTATCTTAATGTTCCTCAAAATTCGCAGAGCGCTGCATATACGACTGTCCTTGCTGACAGCGGTAAACATATTCTGCATCCATCTACAGATAATAATGCGCGGACTTTTACGATTGATAGCAATGCCAATGTCCCGTATGCCATCGGAACGGTTCTTACGTTCATAAATCAAATCAATACCGTTACGATTTCCATAACGTCAGATACCATGACGCTTGCCGGTACATCTACGACGGGTAGTCGCTCTTTAGCGGCCAATGGTATTGCCACGGCAATAAAAGTTGGGACGACAAGCTGGATCATTAGCGGAACGGGTCTTACCTAATGTCAGGTATTCTTAATGTTATGCTCGCTACTCAGTTTCGCGGGCCGCCATCGGTCACTTATCTCGTTGTAGCCGGCGGCGGCGGTGGCGGCTCTAATACGTCTGCGGGCGGCGGCGGCGCGGGTGGATTTAAATCTAGCACTCTATCGCTATCCACTAACCTGACCATTACTGTAGGCGCTGGTGGCCCTGGCGCTCCCAATACCGGCGCAAACGGCACACAAGGATCTAACTCTGTCTTTAGCACTGTCACTTCTACTGGCGGCGGTTATGGCGCGAAAAACAGCGGCGCAAACACCGGCGGATCGGGTGGTTCCGGCGGCGGCGGTAACGGCGAGGGCGGCGGTGCTGGCGGTAGCGGGACTTCTGGCGAAGGTAACAACGGCGGCGCTGGTTCGGTATCTCCTAGACGGGCCGGCGGCGGCGGCGGCGCTTCGGCAGTTGGCGCGTCCGGATCGTCTTCGGGTAATGGCGGCGCTGGCTCCGCCAATCCAATTACCGGGTCAACGACGGGTCAAAATTCGGGCGGAACGTATTATTTGGCTGGCGGTGGCGGCGGCGGGGCTGAAAGTTCTACGGGCGGCTCCGGCGGTTTAGGTGGCGGCGGTGGAACTGGCGGGACGACCGCCGGAAACGGTGTCGCCGGCACAGACAATACTGGCGGTGGCGGTGGCGGCGCAAACCGTGGGTCTGGGTCTTCTGGGTCTTATGCCGGCGGCAATGGCGGCAAAGGCGTAGTTATCATAACTTATTCAAACGCATATCCTGATCCTACCAGTTACACTGGGCTGACAGCTACTAAAACAACGTCTGGTAGCAATGTTATCTGGACATTTACAAACGGCACTGGAACGGTGGTTTGGTAATGGCGTATTATGCTTTTCTTGACGAAAACAGCATTGTCGTCGAGGTTATCGCTGGTATCGACGAGACTGACACTTCTCAGAATTGGGAAGAGTGGTACGGAAATTATCGCGGGCTAGTCTGCAAACGCACGTCGTATAATACACGCGGCGGGGTCTATTACGATCCAAATACCGGATTACCCTCACCAGATCAATCTAAAGCATTCCGCAAAAATTACGCCGGTATTGGCTATTCATATGATAGCGTTTTGGATGGGTTTATACCACCTAAACCATACCCGTCTTGGCTTCTAAACACGACATCATGTCTGTGGGAAGCACCAGTTCCGTATCCAGATGACGGCAAAACATATTATTGGGATGAAGCTACTCAATCTTGGCTGGCTGATAACTCAATTAACAATACATAATTATCAACGCGGACGATTATCAGAAAACAAACATATGCAATACGTTTCGGGTTTGTTTTCCGAATAAGCTCCGTCTAAGGGACTTTCATAAATGCTCGGATTTGCCCCGCTAGCTGGTGCTGCATTAGCGTCATCGGGTGATGCCAATACCCGCACGCTGATCCTAGCGGCGACCGATGCACAGGACGTTGCTGTATTCCATGTGGATGGCAGCCCGGCGCTTTATCTACTCGCGACTGAGGCACCGGATGTCGTAGATATACTGACAGCCGGCATTACAATTTCCTATCTGACGGCTACAGATAGTCCAGATACAGCTGCAATAATAGTTGAGAACATCAATCTCAATCTGTCAGCTGTAGAAGCCGAAGATATAGCGTCGTTTGCAGTTGCAATCAGTGGTTCGTTAGTTATTGCGGCGACAGAAGCTCCAGACACCTATTCGCAAAACGCTTACATCCTTTGGCTTACGCCTGATCAGCCGGATGATCCATCAATATGGGTGCCAAAAAACGACCCTGCGCCTTACCTGACAACGGTGATATAAAATGGCAAACACATTTACCCCGACATACAATATCCTCAAGCCAGAGGTTGGCTCAGATACAAATGCCTGGGGAACGCACGTCAATTCTGATTTTGACATCATTGACACGCATATGCTGTCCCGCGCCCTCACCACGTCTCAGACGGTCGCCGGGCCGCTGGTGTTTAGTCAGACGCTTCGGGTCAATGGTGCGGTAACATTTGATAGCACGCTGCTCGTTACTGGAGCAAGCACGTTCGCGGCAATAAGCGCGTCTGGCGCGGCATCTTTCTCAAACACGATGTCTGTCACCGGCACGACGACCCTTGGTGCTGTAAACGTATCCGGCGCGGCGGCGTTCTCGGGAGCTGTGACTGTTCAGGCTCCTAGCGCTTCGGCCAACCCGACCACGAAAACCTATGTTGACACAGCTGACGCCCTGAAGCTCAACCTGTCAGGCGGAACGTTGACCGGCAATCTGTCGATCATCAATAGCACGACAGAAATGAGCCTGACGCTTGGCTCGTCTGGTGGTTATTATTTCGGCAACGCCACGCTGGCCGGTTTCAAAAACAGCAGTGGCACAGCCCGTGTGTCGTGGAATATCTCGTCAGGAGATTTCACGGCGGCTGGCAACGTAACGGCCTACTCTGACGCCAGACTGAAAGAAAACGTAAAAACGATTGACGGGGCTGTTGATCTCGTCAACCAAATGCGCGGTGTCTATTATGACCGGATTGATACCGGAGAAGCAGGCGTCGGCGTTATCGCGCAGGAAATGCGTGAGGTTGTGCCTGAGGTGGTCGTAGAAAACGACGGGACGCTTTCGGTGGCATACGGCAATCTCGTCGGTGTTCTTATTGAAGCCGTTAAAGAACTCTCCAAGCAAATTGATGAAATCAAAGCTCAGAAGGCTGCTTGAGATGCGTCAATATATAATCGCCAATACGCCCGACTATCAAACATTTGATGCTTGCTACAAACAGCTTGCGGCAAAAGGCGTGCCATTTACTACCGACTATATTGAAAAATTCACGGATGCTCCGGCACCTGGCGGTTGGGGCTGTCTACGATTTGAAATTCCACTGCCGTCTGAAACTGCCTTCCCGGCTCCATCCATTGAATATCGGTTCTCTGAAGAGCTTGGCGTTTGGACTGTTGACGGTCAGCCATCGCCTCTTACCCACTTTGTAGACGGCGTTAAAGACTATTTCGACAGTCTGGTAGGAGCATAAAATGACGACTGTTCCCACTACACCGATTAGCATGAGCGATATTAACTCTGCATTTGGAATAGGGAATAGCATAGGTTCGTATTACAGCGCGCGGTGGTATAAAGAAAATAATTCGCGCGGATATTTTGCTGCATCCGGGCCTATATCGTTTAGCGATTTTGCAGGAACGCGCAGCACGTCGCCGGTTACAGCCGGCTACCGGATATACAACTCCAGTCAAAATATCGACCCTATGCCGCTGTTTAACAACCTAACCGTTACTGTTAAGGGCGGCAACGGTGGAACGCACGGTGTTCCTGGTGATTGCAATGGTGGCGGGGATGGTGGAGCTGGTGGTAGTACAATATTAGATGGCTATGTATCAGCAGCCGGTGGTAGCCCAAATGGCGGGACAGGCGCAACCAACTATGCCTATCTCTCGATTACAGACGCTAATCAAAGCAGCATAATTTCCAGGTATGGAACACAGCCATACGGAACGGTTGGTGGCGGTGGCGGTGGCGGTTCAACGGGCTATAACAACAGAACCGTCACAGTCTGTTATTCATCTGGCTGGAATGGCGTCGCTTGGGTTTGCTTTGGAGCTTATTCGTATAACGTCTGCGATGTCGCCACTGGCGGCGGCTCTGGCGGCGCTCCTGGGTATATAAGACTGGATTGGAGCTAATATGCCGGTTCTTTGCGAGGGAACAGCAAAATACAGGGTTCAAGACGAATATTTTCTCAATTCTGTATTCTCTGCTGAGTTTCCTTGGTATCTGGCCCGCGCCACGCATAACTTCCCAGTTATGACGCATGATGTCATGTGCCGGAGCTATGAAAAATCTGCCGGCATACCAAACTCCCCGTTCTATGGCCCAGTAAGGCAGATGTTCAACGCTATCTGCGAGGCAAACGGCATCGTCGTTAAGACAGTATATCGGATGGGGCTAAACCTAACCTTCTCCGATCCAAGCAAACATGGCGACCCTCACAAAGATCACGAGGATTTCGACCATAAAGTATTCATTCTGTATCTCAACGACTGTGATGCCGGTAACACTTACCTCTTTGATGACGACAAGAACATCACAGAGGTTATAGAGCATAAGCGAGACAAGTTCGTTGTCTTTGACGGCGATATGCACGCTGCTGGCTTCTGCAGGCCGCAACAATTCCGAATGCTACTCGTCGTTACATTTGACGGCGATGTAATACCAAAAGACGACGCAAAGGCTGCGGCATGATTGAAGAATTGGTATCTCGCGTCTTCGCCACGCGGAACGCTGTTCATTTGGCTCACTGGGCAGAAACATCCGGTTTCCGCCACGGTGTCCTCGGTGATTTCTACGATAGCCTAATCGACAATGTTGACGCCATCGTTGAGGCGCATCAGGGCGCTTATGGCCTAATTGGCGACGTTGAGCAGTCGGTTGTCGATAAAGACGACATCGCCGAGCATATCGCCTCTGAGGCAAAGTGGATTGATCAGAACCGCGACAAGCTGGCCGGGAATATTCGGGCCATATCCAATCTGGTTGATAATCTCGTCGATAGCTATCTGACCACGCACTACAAGCTGACGAAGCTCTCGTAAGGACGCAGCCTTGACATTCGTTCCGGTCAAATTCAAGCCTGGTGTAATTCGCCAGGCAACGCCCTATGACGCGCCTAACACCTGGTGGGAAACGTCAAATGTGCGCTGGCTCTCCGGCGCAATTATGCCGATCGGCGGCAACACCCGTATTACATCAGAGCCTCTGCCTTCTAAGGTTCGGATGCTGTTCCAGTGGCGCGATAATGAAGCGCGTGAATGGACGGCAATCGGTCACGAAGACGGCGTAGCGGTTCTGTTTGGCTCAACGTCAGACGTGACGCCGGCGAGCTTTATATCCATGAACGCGGTGTCTGGCGGCGGTTACGGCTCGTTGGACTGGGGAACGGATGTCGATCCTATCTCCGACACGGCGGGAACGACGGTAGCCTCCAGCGCGACCGTTACGATTACAATCGCCAGCCCGGCAGTTATTACCTGGACGAACCACGGTCTTACCTCGGATGACGTGGTCAATTTCACGACAACCGGCGCTTTGCCGACCGGCATTACGTCTGGCACCGATTACTACGTTCTTCCGGTAAGCACTGACACGTTCCAGATTTGCCTAGCTTCTGGCGGCAAGAACGGGACGGCGGTTAATACCTCTGGCACTCAGTCTGGCGTCCATACCGGCAAATGGATGGTCGGCCAAGACAATTACGGTCGTCAGCGCTCCACTAACCCGCCAATTTTCCGTAAACCAGACCACTGGTCGTTTGCCTCTTTCGGTCAAGATTTACTCGGCGTCTGCTCGTCGGATGGCCGCCTACTTCATCTTGCACCAACTACTGGCGTCGTCCCGAAAATGGATGTCCCGTCAAATGCCCCGTTAGATAACGTCGCTGTAGCGGTCACGGCTGAGCGTGCTGTTGTGCTTTTAGGAGCTGGTGGCAATCCTCGCCGCGTGGCTTGGTCAGACCTTGAGAACTACAACGGTTGGACGTTCAACGTCTCTACTGGGCAGGCGGGCTATATTGACCTGGAAGCCTCGTCGCCGATTATCACTGGCGTCCGCGTCAAGGAAGGCATTCTGATCCTGACGCAGCATGAATGCTTCCTGATGCGATATGTCGGCGCACCGTATTTCTACGGCGTTGAAAAGCTCGGCGCTACGACGTTCTCATCCCCGAATGCTATCGCCTCCGGCGGCCCATATACGGTGTGGTTCGGCGAGGAAGGGTTCTGGGTCTACTCAGGCGGCGCGATCCGCCTGCTCGATTGCCCGATGTGGAACGACATCAAGCAAAACTACGACTCGCTCTACGGCAATTATCGCTCTCATATGCACGAGAACGGCGCGTATCCTGAGTTCTGGTTTGATTACCCAGACATTCACTCAGACGATAACGAGTGCAACAATTACGTTATCTGGAACTATGCAGAGAATTTCTGGATTAAGGGTCAGCGCCAGGTGACGGCGGCTGTCGGCGCCGTGACAGCAAATTACCCGATCGGCGCAAAGGTCGATCAGAACGTCTATCAGTTTGAAGATGGCTGGCTGGATGATGGTGCGTCCCGTGTCGGAACGGTCTGGGCTGAAACGGCGGTTTTAGATTTCGGCCAAGCAGACAACTATGTGGAAATCAATCAAGCGCTGGTCTCAACTGATCCTGACAGCGACGTGACTAATTATTCCATTGCCTTTAAGTCACGATATGCACCTAGCCAGAATGAAACGACGTTTGGCCCGTATAGCCCGAGGGCTGACGGTTACACGGATACCCGCGTTTCTGGCCGTGACATTCGCCTGCGTATTGAAGCGACAAACGACGATTACTGGAGCGTCGGACAGATACGGTTTGATGTTCAATCCTCTGGAGGCCGTCGTTGACCGTAGCAACTAAACCGACGCCGCTCCCGTCATTTGGCGTTGTTCCTGGTCAATATGACCAGCAGTATTTCACGTCATTTATGTCAATCTTGGCGCGTCGTCTCTCTAATCTAGCCGGCCCAAATACAGTACAGCAGCAGATATTGCTGCAGGCTCCAAATGGTGAGGTCTACGAGGTTAAGGTAGACAATACCGGCACACTAACAGCTACAGTTGCGGTTCGTGGCGTTGTCCAGCCGCCAATCTAAAACCCTACCGGAGCTTTTTGACAAAGCTCTAGCGCTTGGCGGTCATACGCACACAAGAGAAGACATCGCGGAAGGTATTAAGTCTGGCCGCTTCCAGTATTGGGGCGACGATGAGTGCTGCGTTGTAACTGAGATTATCCAGTATCCGCAGAAACGTGTCCTGCATCTGTTTATTGCAGCTGGAAACCTAAACAGGCTGTTTGAGATTTACTTACCGAGGGTCAAGGCTTTCGGTGTTGAAAACGGCTGTGCGTCTCTAACCTCTGTGTCACGAAAAGGTTTTCTCAAGCGTTTCCCGCCTGAGTTTAAGCCGAGATGCGTGACGTTCGAATGTGACTTGAAGGGATAAAGAAATGTCGAAAGGCGGCGGCGGCGCTCAGTATTATCCGATGCCATCCATTCAAGCTAGTAACTCAAACTCTTCTCAAAAGACTGAGATACCGGCTTGGCTGACAAACGCATCACAATTTGGGCTAGCGAATGCCAACAACCTGATTAACTCAGGTACGCCCCAATATAATGCGCCATTAGCTGTCGGCCTTAATTCAGATCAGCAGCAGGCTGGTCAAATGATTAAAGACAGCATCGGCGGCTCTCAGCCATATTATGATCAGGCGCAGGGCGCTATTGATCGTTCCATGAATGAGATTGCGCCGGCTACCCTTGCTGGCGGTCTGTCTGGCATCAGCCAGTATATGAACCCGTATATTAGCAATGTCGTTGATAGCTTAAAGGCCCAGAGCGCTCAGAACCTTGATCAGTCGCTTAAGCAGACTGACGATCAGGCGATTGCTGCTAAGGCTTTTGGCGGCTCCCGGCACGGTGTTCAGGAAGGCGTAGCAACGGCTCAGAACAATCTCGGTCTAAGCGGTCAAATCGCTAACCTCCTTCAATCTGGCTACAACAACGCGACTAGCCTGCTTGGCTCGGATGTCCAGACCCAGAACGCCGCTGCTCAGCAGAATGCTTCAAATGCGCTTGCTGGCGGCCAGGCTATGGCTAATCTCGGCACGACGGCGCGTTCGTCTAACGCCTCAGACATCAACAATTTGCTCACCTATGGGAACCTCGGCCAGACGACGGCCCAAGGCGCTCTGGATAAGCTATATAACCTCTGGCAGTTTCAGTCTCAGTATCCGCTACAGGCTCAACAGGTTTATAACCAGACGGTGTCATCCGCGCCGCATGATACAAGCTCAAGCGGATCATCTAGCACATCAAGCATCGGGTGGGCTCCACAGCAGCAGACATCGTCTAACCCACTAATGGGCGGCCTTGGCGGCGCGATGGCTGGCGCTCAGCTTGGTAATATGTTCCCAGGCATTGGCACCGGCATAGGCGCGCTTGGCGGCGGTATGCTCGGCCTTCTCGGAGGTCTGCGCTGATGGACAACCGGCAATACGCCTATAACTATTTCCTGCAGCGTGGATACACGCCAACGGCAGCAGCTGGAATTGTCGGCAATCTTGTTCAAGAAAGCGGCGTCAATCCTGTTGTTCGTCCCGGTGATAGCGGCACGGCTCACGGTATCGCTCAGTGGCGCGGGGATCGTTACACCGGCCTGCAGAACTACGCTGCTCAGAACAAAGGATCAATCGGCGACCTCGGCACTCAGCTCGGATACCTCGATTACGAGCTACGCAACAAATACGGCGACACTTACAAGCGCCTGATGGCGTCTAAGAACGTCGGTGACGCGACGGGTGCATTTGCCCTTGGCTATGAGCGGCCAAAGGGGGCTGAAACAGGAGTGGCTTCCAATGTTGATGGCTGGGGTAATCGTTTAGCCGCCGCGTCGTCTGTCGCCGGTCTACCCGGCATGGCTCAGTCCTATGCGCCCGGCCAAGCCGCCGCCGCACCTGTATCACCTACTGATACAGCTATGAACGCGCCTCAGACGATTGAGGACATCATCAGAGCTACGCAGCCTAGAACACCGCAATCAGGTGGGCTTCTTGGTCTGCGCGCCGCTGTTCAACAGCAGCCGGAAGAAGATCAGTCAGATAAGGCGTTTCAAGAGTTTCACCGTCAACAGCATCAGGCCGCCGTTCAAGGGCTTCTGGGGGGTATCTAATGTCTATGCGCTTTGGTCGGGACATTCTCCCGCTTCTTCTTGCCGGCGGCGCAATGGTCGGCGCTAAGATGTTCAGCAATGGTTCCGGCATTTCGGAAGCTGATCAGGCTCGAAACAATCAAATCTGGGATCGTCTTGGCCGTGGCGCATCAGCCTCTCCGAATGCGATGGGGCCGGATATGCCCGGCAAGAACCCGCTGGCCGGCTCTGCGCCTATTCATACCGCTGAAGCTGTAAACCGCGCGTTCCCGATGCAGGAGCCGATGTCAGCCTACAATCTGCCGAGCCATGCCGCCGCCGGCCCGCTGACGGCTCAATTTCCGTTACTACAACCCAATCAGCCACAGGCTCCGATGATGGCTAACCGCGCTCCCGGCCTTCTCGGCACCCCGGATGAGGCGTCTCAGCAGGCGTTCTTGCGGGGTCAGGGTGTCGGCGCTTCGGTTCCGCAGCAGCCGATTGCTCCTACGATGGCTGGCGGCAGTTCTACGGCCCAGTCAAACCCTTTCCTCTACGCGATGCTCTACAACAATAATCGGCAGGTGCAGTGATGGACTTTAACGACTTTCAGCGTCGTATGCTCGGCCTTCCGGCACAGTTGTTCGGCGCTCAGCCCGGTGGGCCGGTTCAAGGTATGCAGGCGAATACTGCCGCCCTTGCCGCGCCGACGATGGATGAGTTGCGTCAGCAGGATTTGCAGCAGGCTCAGATGCAGCGTGTCGGTCAGCTTGGCATGTTGCTGATGGCAGCCGGTCAGCGGATGACGCCGAAAGAACGTGCCACGATTATCGCCCAAGCTCCTCAGTATATGGATGGCGTTCAGAACGACGTTTACAACGCGGCTCAGTCCCGGCTTGTCGGTCTGCAGCAGAAAGCGGCGCAGGATGAAATGGCGCGTAACGACGCCATGCGCCAGAAATTCAGCGACCCGGCCTTCCTGAAAACCATCGGCGTGACGCCGGAGCAAGCGCAGGCTCTTGATGTCGGCGGTATGCGTAAGATGCTTGAGAACCAGGCTCTAATGAATACGCCGGAGGCTATCCTAGACCGTCGATATAAGCAGGCGCAGATTGATCATCTGCTCAATCCCCCGAAGACGGCGGCTACTCCTCAGTTGGTTGATACTGCCGGCGGAGGTAAAGCCTGGGCGTTCCCCGGTAGCGCGGATGTCATGCCGATTGCTGGCGCGGGCAAAGGATCGTCTGAGGAGCCGAAAAAGACTGAGGCCGAGGTTAAGGGCTATCAATTCGCTCAGCAGAGCATTGACGCCTACAAGAAGCTGGCTGACCCAGAGTATCAGTATGCTTTGACAAGCCGGGCGCAGCAGCTAGCCAATAAAATCCCGTTTGTATCTAACCCGTGGTCGTCAAACGATTACCGCTCGGCTGATGCGGCTTCCAGCGCCATGACCGACGCAATCCTGCGAAACAAATCAGGCGCGACGATCCACGATCCAGAAATTCAGGACGAAATCCGCCGCGTTATCCCACAGCCGGGTGATACGCCGGAGCAGCTGAAAGACAAGGTCACTCGTCAGCGTTCCATGATTGAAGGCTTTATCGGCGCGGCTAACCCTGCTGACCGTAAAGCACTGCGTGACATGTTCGATAAGGCCAACAACGACCTGATGGGCAAATACACGGGTCAGGCTCCGGCTGAACCAAGTGCCGGCGCATCTATCCCCGGCGTGAAAAGCATCCGACAGATTAACTAAAAGGCGCGCAAATGCCCACTTTTCAGATTGAACTTGATGACGGTCGGAAATTTGAGGTTGACGCTGTAGACCAGCAGTCAGCCTTGCAGGCGTTTCATCCGGGTGTCCAGCAGTCCGAGCCTCTCGACAAATATCATCAGAAGGCGCGCGACCTGATCACCAGTCAGGCCGCGAAGGGACGGGACATCTCCGGCGGATACCTGGACAAGTATCTGAAGGGTGCGACGCTCGGTTTCGGGGATGAGGCGGTTGCTGGTATGCGGACGGCGCTAGGCGCTGTCGTTGACCCGCTCAAGCACATCGGTGACGTGAACTACAAATCTGTCCCGCTTACTGAGCGCTACAATTACGAAAAGGCGCTTGAGGATGAGCGTGCCAAGGATGCTGACCGTAAAACCGGCGCGTTCGGCACGGCTGTAGAGCTTGCTGCTGGTCTAGGCACTGGCGTCGGCGCGGCTAAAAATGGCCTGACGTTGATCAAAGAAGGTCAGGCGATATTCCCGCGCCTTGCTGCGGCAGCCGGTGAAGGTGCTGCCTATGGCGGTGTCGCGGGTGCCGGTGAGGGTGACGGTGTAAAGGACAGGCTCAAAAAGGCGGCGCAGGGCGCGGCTCTTGGTAGCGCTTTTGGTGGCGCAGCCGCTGGTGCTGGCGCGGCTTTGGCTCCGACTGCCGGTGCCGTGGCGTCTAACCTGATGGCGCGTTTTGGCAATCCTTCGACGGTGGCTGAAAATCTTCTTGGTCGCACATTGGCGCGTTCAGGCCGTAGTGCAGATGAAATCGTCGCCAATCTCCGCGCCGCTCGTGAGCAGGGGCAGGGGGAATATTCCCTAGCTGATGAACTTGGCCCAGAAGGTCAGCGCCTGACTGCGTCGATTACAAATGCACCAGGAGCGCAGCGGGCTGAGATTACCGATTTCCTGCATGACCGTCAGACGGGTGCGGCTGATCGTATGGCGAGCTTCCTGCGGGACGCGTCCGGTGATCGTCAGACTGCGTCTCAGATGGAAGAGAACCTGACCAATCTGCGTCGCAGAGAAGGTAACGAGAACTATAACGCGGCCAAGGAAGATGCCGGCGCGGTAAACGTAGAGCCGGCGTTTCAGGCAGGCGCTAGCCAGCTTCAGGATGCGGCGAACGCCCTCAATCCTAGCTCCACGCTGGATGACACGACGATTGCCGGAAAGATCACTAAGGCGATACGTCAATTTGCTGGTGCCGATGGTGAGCGGCTTGACGAGTTCGGCTCAGTCCTGGCGGCTCGTAAAGAAATCCAGTCGATGATCCAGAAGGCGACGCCGGAAGAGCGCAACGCTCTCCTGCCTATCCTGAAGGAACTGGATAATTCTCTAGCCAGTGCATCGCCGGGCTATCGTCGGGCGGTCAATAACTACGCATCCCGCAGCGGCCAGTTACGGGCGCTTGAGGAAGGCGGCGCGACCCAGAGCCAGAACCCGCAGGATGTCGTGTCTGGCTTCTATGCGCGTCCCGGTGAGCAGATGCAGCCGTATCGCACCGGCTATTTTGAGAACCTGATCAAGAAGACGCTAGCCGGCGGCGAGGGGAACAATGTCGCCCGCCCGCTCCGCACGGCCAAAGCTCGTCAGGAGATACAGGCTCTTGCGGCTCCCGGTGAATGGGCGCGTTTAGTGGCCCGCACTCAGCGCGAACATTCTATGGCTCAGATGCGTAACTCGGCTACCGGCGGTTCCTCAACGGCTAGAAATCTCGCCGACATGATGGATAGCGGTGTTGACCCGACTATCTTCATGCGTGTCATGCGTGGTGATTTTGGCGGCGCGCTTCAGTCAGCCGGCTCCGGCGTGTTTAACATGATGAACGGTAACACCGAGGCGGTTCGTAACGAGCTTGGCGGAATGCTGTTTCCGGTGCTGAACAATCGTCACGCTAATGTTGATCAGTGGCTCCCGGAATTGCTCCGTAATGTTGAGGGCAGGGCTAGGAGAAATCAGAAGGTTAGAACAAATGTTCTACGCGGCCTTCTGTCTATGGGCGGTGAGCAGGCTGGCCTAAATCAGTAACTGAAACAACCAATCTGATTTTAGAGGGCTGCACTTCTGGCGTGGCCCTTTTTCTTTGAGGTAACGCCGTGGTCAACTCAAGAAACATTGACGACCTTCACCCGCACGTCGCCCGCCTGTGCCGGGAGTTTATCGAAGAGTGCAAGCGTCAGCACATTGATGTCATCATCACGTCAACCTATCGAGATTTTGCGTCTCAGAACGCGCTGTATGCCCAAGGCCGGACGGCTCCCGGCCCAAGGGTGACGAATGCCCGCGCCGGTAAGTCTTGGCACAACTGGCGGCTGGCTTTTGACTTTGTTCCGGTCGTCAACGGCAAGCCTCAGTGGAAAGACTTATCCGTTTTCAAAAAGTGCGGCGAGATTGGAAAGAAGCTCGGCCTTGAATGGGCCGGCGATTGGAAATCCTTCAAGGAATACGCACATCTCCAGTGGACTGGCGGGCTGACTTTAGCCGACCTGAACGCCGGCAAAAAGCCTCCATCAATCGCGTGAGGCGGACATGCTTAAAGAACTCGCTCACACCTTTTTCGCTCTAGCCATGCTGGCCTGCATCCTAATCGGTGCTGCCTTCCTGACTGGATGTGAGACGGCCAAATAAGCCGAATGTATTGCGCGTGACCGCACATCAAATCCCTGCAACTAGGAGTATAGCTATGCTTACGAATTGGATGACGACTGTTCCCGGTATCCTCGCTTTGCTGACCGTGTTGTGGAACGCGTGGCAGACGAAAACCATCAACTGGGAAGACCTGCAGGGTGCTCTCGTGGCTATTGGCCTCATCGCCGCCAAAGACTGGAACGTGCGCGGCGGGACGCGTGAACTGTGACGATACTCATTAGCGGCCTGCTGGCTGCTTTTGGAATTAGCATAGTCGTTCTGGCGCTCTCTCTTGAGCGCGAAAAGGGAACGCTGGCTGAACGTCTCAAACGGCTAGAAGAGCAGGCCGCTATTGACAAGAAACGCGCCGAGATAATCGCACAGCCAAGGACTGACGATGAAACGATTGATCGTCTTGACAACGGCAGCTTTTAGCCTCGCCGCCTGCCAATCGACAGGAGGCGGCGGTTGCCCGCCTCTGATCAACTATTCCGCCGATCAGATGAAGCGCGCCGCTGCAGAGATGCGAGCATTGCATAAAGAGGCCGAGCTGCGCCGGATGATCACCCATTATGGACAACTGAGAGATGCTTGCAGGGTGAAATGATGAACGAAGATCATTCGGTGTGGGGGTTTGTGAATGCGTTATTTGAAACC